AGTTACTAAACACGTCAAAATTAGTAACTTATTTGGATTAAACGCTAAATATGTTACCACTTTTGCAATATGAAAATCACAAACATATCTAACGACACGGCAACGATGCTTATATATAAGCATATTGGTGATATTGATGATATGGGCATGGGCATCAACGGTGCTTGGATTGCCGAGGATATTCAATACATTAACGATAATTACAAAGATCAAGTTAAGACTATAAACATTCGCATCAATTCAATTGGTGGCAGTGTTGCCGATGGACTTTCTATTGTGAGTGCAATACTAAATTCAAAGATACCTGTAAACACATACATTGATGGCATGGCTTATTCAATGGCGGGTGTGATTGCGATATGTGGTCAAAAGAAATACATGGCCGATTACGGTACTTTTATGATGCACAACGCTAACGGTGGCAGTGATGAAGAAGTGTTGAGTTTAATCACCAACAGTTTAGCAAAGATATTCGAGCGCAATACCTACCTCACACTTGATAAGTGCAAGGACTTGATGGCAAAAGAAACATGGATGACTGCCGATGAATGTATGAGTTTAGGCATTGTTGATGAAATTATACAAACAAAGAAAATGAAGCCAGCAATGAACGCAACCGTGCGAGAGTTGCATGCTATCTACAATAAAGTAATAATCAAAACAGAAACCAAAATGAATAAATTAACTGATTTATTAAAGCTAACCAATGAAGCATCAGAAGAAGCTATCATTGAAGCAGTATCGGCTAAAGATGCAAAAATTGCTGAATTAGAAGCAAGCATTGAAGCGCAAACAGCAGAGTTGAACGCATTGAAAGAAGCCGCCACCGAAGCCGAAAACGCTATCAAAGCGGAACTAATTGAAAACGCTGTGAAAGAGGGCAAAATTGATGTTGCAACAAAAGATATTTACTTGTTGAGCAACAAGTCAAATGCAGAACTTAAAGACCTTATCGGTAAATTGAAACCTGCATACACTCCAATATTTGACAATAAGGGCAATGCACCCGCAGCCGTTGCAGGTCGCGAGAATTGGACATTCAATGATTGGTCAAAGAATGACCCGAAAGGACTATTAGAGATGAAAGAAAACGATGCAGTTGCTTTCAGTGCTTTAATCAGCAAGTTACCAAGCAACTTATCACCGAATTATAACCCTGCAACCGATAAACAATTCTAATCATGGAAGCTATTTGGAATGCAAACCCAAACATCAACACGCTATTCTGCTTTGAAGATGGCAACTGCTTTGTTAAGTTAAGTGATGCAGCAAGTTACGCAAAGACCACAGGTGCAACTTACAAGCAAGTTAGCAGACCGAAAGAGGGTGAAGAACAAATCGAAACTAAACCAACTAAAAAATCAAATAAATAACAATGGCAACTATTAACAACCCATTTGGCGCAGCAGGCACGTTAACGATTGCTGCAACAGGCACAACAGCCGCAACCATCAGCAACAACGAAACCGTTGTATCTTCGTTAACAACACTTACAGGAAATGCCACACTTGACTTGACCATTTCAAGCGAGTTGAAAGCAGGCGCACAATTGCACATTAAAGTAAAAACCACCGCAACTGAAACATTTACATTCGGTACAGGCATTGATGCCCCAACCGTTACAGGTGTTGCAGGTAAAACATGGTGTCAATCTTTTTGGTTTGACGGAACTGTGTTTTTACCATGTGGAGCAAAAATTCAAATTGATTAATAACTAAAAAACACATAAAATAAAATGGCACTAATAAAAGAAATTTGGGTACAAGATGTTCAAGAAGCATTGAACAGAAATGCGGACTTTTTACCGTATTCAGTTGACCACTCTGAGTATATCGCATTCGGAATTGTACACGTTCCTCAATCTGGAGCAAACCCTACAGTATTAAAAAACCCTGCAACGTTCCCGCTAACAATTAGCGAGCGTACAGATACCGACCGTACTTATTCACTTAATCAATTCGCTTTAGAGCCAACATTGATTACTAACTTGGATGAGTTACAAATCAGCTATGACAAAAGACAATCAGTTTTAGGTCAACAAATCAGCACACTTACACAAAGAATTGGTGATGAGGTTGCTATCAGTTGGTCAGCCACAGGTGCTGCTAACATCGTAGGCACTTCGGGTTCAACTGCTGCAACTGCTTTAGCACCAGGAGCAACAGGAACACGTAAACAAGTAGCACTTGCCGACATCGCAGCATTGGCTTCTAAACTTGACAAGGACAATGTACCACGTGGTAACAGAAAGTTGTTAATGTCAACTGATATGTTTTGGGAGTTATTCCAAATCAGTGATGTTATCCGTGCTTCTTACAATGGCTTCCAAAATCAAGGCAATGTATTGCAAACAGGTACCGTTGCTCAATTGTATGGATTTGATATTATGATGCGCCCAGTGGTGTCTGTTTACGCAAACAGCACAACTTCACCAAAAGCATTCGGTGCTGCAACTGCAACCTCTGATAACTTGGCTTGCATCGCATTCCATTCAACAACTGTTGCTCGTGCGCTTGGAAGCATGAACCCATTGTACGATAGTGGCTCGAACGGTAACGGTAAGCCAGAGTATTTAGGTTCAATCTTCAACATGGAAGTAATGTTAGGTTCTGCTATTTTAAGAGCCGACATGAAAGGTGTTGCCGCTCTTGTTCAAACTTGGGTATCTTAATAAAATCAATCGTTTAACTAAAAAGCCCTGCTCAACAAATGGGTGGGGCTTTTTTAATACCAAATAATAATGGCATTACCAAATATAAATTTTGTAAAATCAACAAGCGGTTTAGGCCGAGCGTTACCCGGCACTGATTACGTGAGCGGGATGCTTCATTACTACGCTTCGGGTGCAACACTACCAACTGGCTTCACTATTAACGATAGAATAAAAAAAATATTCTCCGTTGCTGATGCCGTTGCGTTAGGAATAACAGACACTCACTTGGGTGAAACAGCAGCGGTAGCAAAGGCGGTTATCGGTGGAACACCTGCCGCAGGAAATACTGTTGCAATTACTTACACAGGCATTTTAGGTGTTGAAACTGTATTAGCAACTTATACATTAACAACTGCCGATGCAGTAAGTGCGACAACCGCAGCAACAGCATTAAGGGCGGCAATCAATGCAGGAACACAAACACATGGTTTCATTGCATCGGGTTCAACAACAGATTTATTAATCACAACCAAAGCAGGTGAGGGTATATTCCCGAATACTGGCACACCTTACGCATCAACAGTAACAGGCGGTGGTGTTACAACTGTATGGACACAACCAATAGGCACAAGTTCAACCGTATTAGGTATTGCATCATGGATAGACACGCTTTACTACCACATTAGCGAGTATTTTAGAATACAGCCAAAAGGTGAGTTGTACGTTGGTTTATACGTTGAGGAAGCTACATACACCTTTGCTGCAATAACATCAATGCAGAATTACGCAAGTGGTGCTATTAAGCAGATTTCAGTATTTGAGAAAAACGTTGCATTTAGCACCGCTCAAATATCGGCATTACAAGCAATAGCCAACGCTAACGAAGCCGTGTATAAGCCGTTGCAAATCATGTTGAACGCTGAAATCAGCGCAACAGCAAGCGTGGCAACATTGGTTGACCTATCTACCTCAACTGCTCCAAATGTATCAGTATGTATTGCACAGGATGGCGCAAACAACGGATATTACATTTACAAAGCAACTAACAAATCAGTAGGTGCTATCGGTGCAATGTTAGGTGCTGTTTCATTAGCAGTTGTAAGCGAGTCAATCGCATGGGTAAGCAAGTTTAACATGGCTTTGGGTGCAGAATTAGACACTATTGCATTCAGCAACGGTGAAGTTTACACATCCCTTGCAGATAGTCAATTTGAAAGTTTAAACAATTACTCTTATGTGTTTTTACGCAAGCTAACAGGCATAACAGGTTCTTATTGGAGCGATAGCAAAACAACTGTATCACCTACAAGTGACTATGCAACTATTGAAAATAACCGTGTTTACCAAAAGATTACACGTGTAGTTAGAGCCAATATGTTGCCTGCTTTAAGTTCACCATTAAAAGTGAATGCAGATGGCACGTTGACCGCAGCTACAATAGGGTACTTTGAAACATTGGCGAATAACCCATTGGTACAGATGGAGGCCGATGGCGAGTTATCGGCACACAAAATTATTATTAACCCCGCCCAAGATGTTTTGGCTACATCAACACTTGAATTGACATTGCAAAATGTTCCGCTCGGTGTTGCACGTATAATCAAAATTAATGTTGGCTTCGTAAAATCAGTATAAAAACATGGCACTAAATGGACTACCGTTAATTAACGGCAAAGCGTATGAATTTGCAGATATTACCTGCATCATACTTGGAACACCAATCATAGGAGTAACCGCTATCGAGTACGGTGAAACAGACAACATCGAGAACGTGTATGCAACGGGGCGCTACCCTGTTGCGCGCGGGTTCGGTCAAATCGAGCCATCGGCAAACATTACTATCTTAATGAATGAAGTGATGAATATTGTATCAGTCGCGCCAAATGGCCGATTGCAAGACATCCCCGAGTTCGACATCATTGTAACGTTTACCGATGTGAACCTCATCCCCGTTGTGCATAAAATCCGCAATTGCAGGTTTAAAACAAATATGATCACCTCTGCAACGGGCGACACTTCAATACCGATGGATTTGGAATTAATTGTTTCACATATTGAATTTGTTTAGTAAATTTGCGCTAAACTAAAATCAATCACAATGAATATCGAACAATTAAAGGCAAAGTTTCCCGGTGTTGAAATTTACACGCTAACCGTTTCTA